GTTAGGTATTAGTACTTTAACTGCTGGGTATTCTTTATGGATGATGACATTTCATCTTGATAAGAACATCTTAGTCATTGCTACAAAACAAGAAGTAGCAAAGAATTTAGTAACAAAAGTTCGTGTGATGCATGCAAACTTACCAAGTTGGTTAAAACAACCTTGTGTTGAAGATAATAAATTAAGTTTAAGATACAAAAATGGTTCTCAAATAAAGGCTGTATCAAGTGGTGAAGACTCAGGTCGTTCAGAAGCGTTATCTTTATTGATACTTGATGAAGCAGCGTTTATTGATAGAATAGACACAATATGGGCTGCAGCATCTCAGACGTTATCAACTGGAGGTCAATGTATAGCATTATCTACACCGAATGGTGTTGGTAATTGGTTTCATAGAACTTGGATGGATGCTGAAGATGGAGTAAATGATTTTAATTTTATTAAACTTCATTGGGATGTACACCCTGATAGAGGACAAGAGTGGAGAGATGAACAAGATGGGTTATTAGGACCATCTCTTGCAGCTCAAGAATGTGATTGTGATTTTATTACATCTGGTCAAAGTGTAATTGATGGTGTAATTTTAGAAGAGTATAGAACTACTCAAGTTAAAGAACCAATAGAAAAACGTGGTATTGATTCAAATATTTGGATATGGAAACCACCTAATTACACAAAAGATTATATAGTATGTGCTGACGTTAGTAGAGGTGACTCAACAGACTATTCAGCGTTTCACGTTATTGATATTGAGAATGTAGAACAAGTAGCTGAATATAAAGGTAGAATATCTACAAGAGACTACGGTAATATGTTAGTCAATATTGCAACTGAGTACAACAACGCATTATTAGTTGTTGAGAACAATAATATAGGTTGGGCAACAATACAACAGGTAATTGACAGAGAATATGATAATTTATTTTATATGTCAAAAGATTTACAATATGTGGATACACATAAACAAATTAATAATAAAATTAATAGAGATGAAAAACAAGTAATACCAGGATTTACATTGACACAAAAAACAAGACCACTGGTAATTGCCAAATTAGAAGAATTTCTTAGAGAAAAATTATCTATAGTGCATTCTCAGCGATTAATAGATGAATTGTTTGTATTTATATACAATGGGAATAGGGCAGAGGCGATGAGAGGCTATAATGATGACTTAGTAATGTCTTATGCTATGGGATTATGGATACGAGAGACAGCTCTTAGATTACGAGCTGAAGGTATAGAATTACAGAAAAAAACAATAAGTAGTATAACATCAAATCAAGGTGCATATACAACTGGAAACAACCAAAATGAATCTTGGACTATGGACATAGGTAAAAAACAAGAATCATTAGAGTGGTTAATTAACTAAAGAGGTAAAAATGGCTGACAAATCATTATTCGGTAGACTACAAAGATTATTTTCTACTAACGTTATCGTAAGAAACGTAGGTGGAAAAAAATTAAAAGTGGCTGACACTAGCCGTACACAGTCTATCCCACATAACAATCTTATTGATAGATATCAAAAATTATTTACTAATTCGGGTCTCAGTGGATATTCAGATACAATGTTAACAAAAACAATGAGATTGAATTTATTCAAAGACTATGAAAGTATGGATAATGACCCTATAGTATCATCAGCTCTTGACATTTACGCTGACGAATCTACGATGAAATCAGAGTATGGTGAAGTTTTAACTATAAAAACTGATAACGACCAAATTAAACAAATATTACATAACTTATATTATGATATCGTTAATATAGAATTTAATTTATGGCCATGGATTCGTAATATGTGTAAATATGGTGATTTCTTTTTAAAGCTAGATATAAATGAAAAATATGGTATTACAAACGTTATACCTATGTCTGTGTATGATGTTTCAAGAATGGAAGGTTTAGACCCTGAAAATCCAGAGTATGTAAAGTTTTTAGTAGAATCTTCAACAAATGAACATAGATATAAATCAGAAACATCTGCTACAAGAGAAGAGTTAGAAAACTATGAAGTAGCTCATTTTAGATTACTTTCAGATTCTAATTATCTTCCGTACGGTAAATCACAAGTTGAAGGTGGTCGTAAAATTTGGAAACAATTAACTCTTATGGAAGATGCAATGTTAATCCATAGAATTATGAGAGCACCTGAAAAGAGAGTTTTCAAAATTGATATTGGAAATATTCCTCCAGCTGAAGTTGACAATTACATGCAACAAATTGTAAATAAAATGAAAAAGGCTCCAGTTATAGAAGAAGGTACAGGAGATTATAATTTAAAATACAATATGCAAAACATTACAGAAGATTTCTTTATGCCAGTTCGAGGTAGTGATAGTGGCACGAGTATTGACTCACTTCCAGGTTTAACTTATGAAGCTACAGAAGATATTGAATATTTAAAAAATAAATTACTAGCTTCATTGAGAATACCTAAAGCATTTCTTGGATATGATGAGGCTGCTGGAAGTAAAGCAACATTAGCAGCAGAAGATGTTAGATTCGCTAGAACAATTGAACGTATACAACGAATTACACTATCAGAGTTAACTAAGATTGGTATTGTTCACTTATACGCACAAGGATATACAGATGCAGATTTAGTTAATTTTGAATTAGATTTAACAAACCCATCTACAATATATGAACAAGAAAAGATTGAGTTATGGGGAAATAAAACAACTTTAGCAAAAGATATGATAGAAAACGGTTTAGTATCTTCAGAATGGATATATAAAAATATATTTGAATTTACTGATGATGAAATTAAAAAAGAAGATGCTAAGATTACATTTGATTATAAACAGAAATTTAGACGTTCTCAAATAGAAAATGAAGGTACTGACCCAGCTAAAACTGGAGAAGCTCAAGGAACACCGTCTGATATGGCGATGGGTAGAACAGGTCACGAATTAAATGATAAAGGTGGTTCTCCAGAAGGTGGTTTTGAAGGAGCTGGTAGACCTAAAGAAATTCCACATCATGGTAAAGACGGGAGTGCAAGAGGTAGAGACCCTCTTGGAGCTCACGATAAGAAAAAAGGTGGCAGTGGTGCACCAAAATATGGTAAGGCATTAGCTCTATCACACTACGATAAATTAAAAAAATCAATGAGTATAGGTAAAACTGATGTAAAAATTATAAACGAAACATCTGAACTTGAAGAAGAATACCAAAACGAGGTAAGTTCTTTAACTAAAGATGCTTGAAATGAATAATTATTGGTTAACTTTATATTTATTTATGAGTAAATATAATTAAATATTGGAGTATTTTGTAATGACTCGGAAATTAAAGCATTCTAAAATAAAGAATACAAGTATTCTTTTTGAATTATTGACAAGACAAATAACAGCTGACGTATTAGCAGGGAAAAGTACAAAATCAGTTAAAATTGTAAAAAAATATTTTAACGAAGATACAGAATTGGGTAAAGAACTTCAATTGTATCGTCTGTTATCAGAAAAACATTATGAATCAGAAAGTAGAGCTCACGATTTAATGAGTATTGTATTAAAATCAAGAAAAAAATTAAGTAATTCTAAACTTCGTAGTGAAAAATATAACTTAATTAAAGAAATAAAAGAAAATTATAATTCAAATGACTTTTTTAATGGTCGTATTTCTAATTATAAACTTTTAGCTTCTATTTATAATACATTTCAAGCGGAAACTATTGATGAAACGTTTAATCCAGAACAAACTGTTAATGCTAAGTTCACTATATTAGAACATATTACCAGTAAAAAAATTAGTTCTAAAGAAGCTAAAGCTCAAGTCTTAAAAGAATATAATAAATCAGACAAAGATTTAAGATTACTTGCTTATCAAATACTTGTTGATAAGTTCAATACAAAGTACAAAACATTAAACGAATCACAAAAAAGTTTACTCAAAAATTACATTAATAATGTAAGTAATACAAATTCTTTACGGAGTTTTGTAAACGCAGAGTCAAAGAAAATTGATACTGCCTTAAAACTAAATTTACCACGTGTAACAGATAAAATTACACAAATTAAATTAACAGAAGCAATCAAACAAATTGATAATTTAACAAAAGGTAAAGTAGTAAAAGAAAAACAAGTTTTAACATTAATGAGATACTATGAATTAGTTAAGGAGTTAAAAAATGTCCATAAAACTTGAAGCTTTAAAAGCATTAGTAAGAGAGTTAATTAAAAAAGAATTAGATGAAGCATCTGTAACCGGTAATCTTGATGGTGGAGCAGGTCCTCCAAAAACACCATTTGCGTTTAAGAAAAAGAAAAAGAAAAAAGATGAATCAGTAAATGAAGCTAGAACTAAATCTATAGATAGTAAAGAGTTGTTAAACTTTTTAATGAAAAGATTTAAGATGAGTAAGAGTCAAGCAATCGCTTCAATGAAGAAACACAAAATGGATACGTCTTTTCTAAAAAAAGAATCTGTAAGTGAAGGTACATTTCACGTAAAAGTAAATGAGTTAGGTAGTGTTTTAGTTGATGCCAGTTCTAAAGGTGAAGCTAAAATGAAAGTAGCTAAAGGACTAAAACGTGGTGTTAAAGCTATTACAAGTGTAACCAGAGTTACTACTTCTACAGCAAAACAAATTGATAAAAAAATTGAATCTGTAACTGAAGGTAAATACCACGATTACAGAAATGATGAATCTCTCACAGCAAAACAAAAAATTGGTTACTCAATGAGAGAAGTTAGAGATAAGTTAAACGAGTTAGATAAACTTGTTAAAATGAATGTGAGATTAAAAAACGAAGTAGGAGT